TAATTTAGTACCACAATCTGCAAAGGCTGTCACTAATTTATCCTCTTCGGGCTTGTCTTTTTTGGATAGTGTTTCTTCCTTTACTACTTGCTCCTCTTCGAGTTGCGGCAAGCCTGCTTTCTCTCTTATTTCATCCGTGGTCATAACACTTACTACCGTGGCCTCACTTAGTTGGGCCGATATTGGTACAATCTCTTGGATAAATAGACGCGGTGGCAGCTCCATTACTTCTAATAAGCTATTAAAAACACCCTCAACAAATATCTGTTTGCTGTTTATGTAGGTGTTGTTGAACAACTCGAAAGAATCTACTAATTGATTTCTACTGGCGAAGATTCCATCTTGTTTTATCCCGAATAATGAAGGGTCTGTAACTCCGTGGCCTGTAAATATCTCTTGTTGGGTTTGCTTATTTAGCAGCTCAAAACGCTTATCTAAGTCGTTGCCGTTTATCTGTTCTATCTCTACGCCTCCGTTCTCTTTTGAGTGCGCAAAGTTCAACAGGATTCTGTTGGCGTTGTTAGTGCCTGTAAATTTATCCGTTACTTTGTCCTCAATATCATCCTGTTCTGAATCGGTAGGAATACCCCCGAAGAAATTCAAGATAGTACCGCCAACAAATCCGTTTTTGATTGAATTAAGGTGAAAGTTTGCTATCTCAACATCAATATCAACATAAGGAATAGCCGCCAAATAATCAGGCAATGGATATACGTCTGTGCTTGGCGAATACTCACCGATGAAAAGTATCTGTTTACCGCTTATTTTATCGGGGTTAAAGTCAGGCACAAAATCAGGGTCTTTGGGTGCTTTCTTCCATCCCTCTTCTGAATACCACCAACCGCCATTTTTACCCCTTCTGTACTTTCTTAAGTCTGCGTGTGAAGTGGAGGCAATCGTTTTCTTTGTTTTGTTGCTTATTATCTCCAACAAGAACCCCCCGTGAATGATCAAATCTAAAACACATTGAACCAGTACCTCATTAAGAGTTTCGTTTGCGTTCGGGTGCTTCAAGAACTTATTAATTTTTGCGCCTTGTTCAACGCTCAAATCCTTTGTATCAATACCAAAACCCGAACCCGTAATGTAATCGGTCTTGCCGTTAATGATGGCCGCGTGTTTACCGCTGTGATTGTACAGGCTAATAAGATAGTCAGGCCATTGATTCTTCCAACCTTTCGTATCTCCGAACTCTATCCAGTCTTTACCTCTCAACTCTTTGAAGTTTGGCACTTCGTGAGCGTCCATCTTTATCACGTGTAAGTTAGGCTTCATAAGCTGCTATTGTTGGCGGTGTTGGTTCATAGGTATCGGTCGCTGTTACCGTACCTGTCATGGTCATCATTCCCGTTTCTAACTCTGTCAGTCCTGACGGGTCAACATTGGAAGAACTGGAGTTGGCGTAAATGGTGTACTTGTATTCACCGTTAATAGGTAAATCAACTTCACCATCTGCCGCTACTGCTCCTGATGTGTCTGTTATCACAAACTTATTATATCTCTCAGGGTGTGCGCTTGTGTCCTGTTGTACGCAGTAAAAGCCACTATTTGCCGTCTCGCTGTAAAACTCAAACAGGTAATGTGCTGCCGTTCCTTTTTCCGTTAAGGTTACAACAACATCGTTTGCGCTATCCCGCGTCAATCGGATCATGTGGAGGCTGCGAATATCTCAATATCTACGGCTGCCGTGTCTGCCATTGCGCTCACTTGGTCTATGTCCACGAAAGCAGAAAAGGCCGCGCCCGTTGTGTTAACCTCTACCTTATCGGCTGTCAACATAAAAGACTTGCCCGCCTCTACCTTAACATCAAACGTGTCTCCTGTGTCCTCGTTTACCCTTATGCGAACAAAATTAGTGTCATCCAAATTAGTGATCCGTAGGTAAACGAATCCCGCCCTATCTATATCGCCTTGTCCGTTGGCTGAACTCAAACCAAGCACATCAACCTCTGATGTGGGTACGGTCAATATCCGCCTTGAGACCTCGTTTACATTTGAAACGGTCAACGTGTGGCTGCCGCCTTGGTCAACGTTGTTAAGTGTTATCGCTTCTGTGATTGTTACGGCTAAATCTGCCGCTACTATTGTACTTGCCATGTTAGCCTTTTATTGTAAATATCGAAATGTGGTTTTTGTTCAAAAAGAAAGGGGCAACCAAGCCCCTAACTAAAAACAACAAATGAATTATTTTAATTCGTTATCGAGGCCAATAGGTCATCTACTGAACCTGACGCGGGGTTTATTTTCATTGCGGGGTCTGCTTCCATTCCCTCAAAAGCTAACTCGTAGCCGTTTCGGTCACTTGCCGCAACACCTGACCCTGCGGTCGATGGTGTCATGTCTAACCCGTTCTGATCCCCCAGTACCCAAAAATCACCGTCACCCCCGACCTCTGCTTGCATTGTTTCTACAATAACTACAAGACGATTCTTAGCCAAGTACAGAATCTCGTTCCGCTTGGTGGTGTTCAGCTTGTTCATTATTATGTTAAGCGTTGGTTTGAAGTAGGTAGAACCTACCGCCTGATTCGCTTGTGGGTCATCGTTAAAAGAAGATGTTTCACGCCTCAATTCGTATTTATAAAATACCGTTGATGCCGAACCAATGGCCGTAACTTCTCCACTTGCAGTTGTGGCGGCAAGGGCCGTCCAGTCTGCTAATGAAGCAAACCGAACGCTCTTAATACCTCCTATACTGTCTTTGCAATCGAGCGTGAAGCCCGTAGTCAATGTACATGCCATGTTTTATCTTTTATAGTGCGATGTAAGCTACCTCATCAGGGAAAGCAATCTGTGTACCGATTTTGAACTCGGTAGTAAATTTCACTTTCTTGTCATCCTTAGAATACCATACATCATAATTACTCATATCATTCGCTCCGTCAACTCCGATGAAGAAGTTTGAGGTTCTGCCTGCGTAGACTTTACTCTGTCCGTTCAATCCAACAACAGGTACAACTCTTAGCGTAGTGCCAGGGAATACTATTCCTTCCATGGTTGCTGTGTTCGGGTCTCCGCCTCCGCTGTTGATTTGCATACCGTTAGTTGATCCTCCCAAAATCAAAGCTGATTGAAGGGCCGCGTACGTGTCGTAGCCTACAAAACAAAGGTTATCCGCTTGGTCTGTCAAACCGTTCTCAGCAAGTGCCGTGTAAAGTCTGAACATCATTTCCTGTGCGTTGGCTGCGGTAAAGGCTGTTGTCAAAACAGAACCATCATAAATCGATGTTGTGTTTGCGTCAATCCCGCTACCTGACATTGCATCAATAAATCCATCAAAGAACTGATTGTTGCCTGTTCCTGACGTTGCATCACCTTGCCATATTGCTATATCAGCCTCTCGTGCGATCTGGTCGGCTACGTCATCCAATATAATTTGGAAAACCGCGCTTGGCTCAACGCTGTCATAGCGTGCGCCTGCTCTAATTTGTGCGCCCAAATACTTCTTTTCGAGGTCTTTCGGACACCATTCCAAATCTACCTTCATATCTCCAACAGTCAACGCCCGCTGTGAGAATGTAGATGAACCCGAAGCGTTGAAGCCGCAAGCATCTGATTGAAAGTAAATGGTGTTAGCCACCTGTGGGAGTTTTTCTGTTCCCTTTACCCCGTCAAGTACTTCGACAAGGTTAAACATCTTCGCGCCTATTACGGTCGCTGTTTGTAGTTCAGCTCTTTGCTCTTCTACGTAATCTACTAATCCTGATACATTAAATGCCATCTTATTTCTTATTTAATTTGTTTAATTCTTGAAGTGATATTCTACCGTTTCGCTTTCGTTTGAACGGTTGGTGAGTTTTCTTTGTTGGTTCTTCAACTGGTTCGGCTGCGATAGTCTCTACCAATTCGATTGTTTTCTTCGTGGTGTTGGTAAACTTTTCATCCAACTCTGTCACCACCTCGGCCTTTACAAATTCCTTTAACCGCTCATCCATTGTTGATAGGATGCTATCGGTTATTGATTTTGTCAAGTCCTCTGCGAATTTCTCCGCGTTGAACTCGGCAGGCTTATCTTCGCTTGCTTCAATTTCGGGCATAACCATATTAGCTACGATACCGCCCTCAATAGTTAGAATAGAACCATCTTCCAATTCAACCTCACCATCTGCAACGGGGCTTAGTTCGCCATCCTCTGCTATCACTTCGGCAGTTGCTCCAACTTCGGCAGCGGGTGTTAGTCTTATTGTTTCACCTGACACCGTTTTTACGTCTGCCATTTCAACAGGCGTTTCTTCGGGTGTCTCATCTTCAAAAATCAATTTCTTAATTTCTGCGAGGTTCTCTTTTACTTTGGTTTTCAAATCCATTATTATTGTCCTTTATTAGATATATCACTTTTGTTTGTCCGTTCGGTTTTATTTTTCTGTCAACACTCTGACGATACGATTAATCAGCTCTTCGTCTGCGATTCGTTCCGCGTATTCCTCAAAGATTCCCTCTACTGAAAAGCCTCGATACGTGCCGTCTTTAACCTTCGCCCACACTTCGTCATTCTCAACTTTGAACGAGCCAAACCATGAGCCATTCGGTAATTCGCTGAAACCGTCAGGTGTTTTCTTCTTGTCATCTATGATAAAGGATTCAAACATGAAAACCCCGTCAACGTCCTCCGAGTGCATAAGGTTGACCGCGTTTGTGCGGCCCTCTTTTGAGAACTTGTAAACGATGTTGCGAATAGTATCGGCATCAAACTGCACATAATACTCTCCGAGCTGTTCATCACGTCTGTAAATAGGTAGGCCCGCGACCATTAACGGCCCAGTAACTACCCTCTTTTCCTCGTTCGCTTTGAACTTGTATGGGTTTTGGTCTGAATTGAAGGCCATCCATTGCCTTTCTATTGCGGGGTTATCCACAAAGGATACTTTTTCAACGCGGGTTTCATCCTCTTCGTTGATTATCAATTTGATTATTGGTAAGTTCATCCGAATGTTATTTGTGATTCGATTTGATTTATGTTTGATTGATTGCCTGTTATGTCCGTCTCAACAACAAAGGCCTGTATAGTTGCTAATTGTGCCTCTGACGAATTAATTATATCTGTTCCGTTTGTCTCAATTCCTTCCGTTGGTGCTGTTGAACTTGGTAAACTCGGCAGACTCACGGAGTCGGGAATTATAGATGAAGGCCCCGGCACTTGTACGTTGTTCAATATGGTTGATGCCTGACCGATTGCACTTAACACCGCTGCAACACCCGCTATAATCCCCGCGATCATATCCCACGGTGTAAACGATCCACTTGTGGCCGTCTTGACTGCTCCTGATATTGCTACGGCTGTGTCAATGGCTATTTGTGCAACTGCAAACGCTTTAGCCGCTGCCATATCTTCTTCTGATTGTTGGCTGATTAAATTACCTATCTGTCCCAATGCTTGACTAATACCAGAAGCTGCATTAATTCGGGCGTTGGCTAAATCAGCCTCTGCCTGTACGCTTTCGGCACTATCTGCAACCTGATTAGCTAACCGTATTGCTTGGTGCTTATCGTGAATGGCCTGTATCTCCGCCCCGTTGACCTCCAGTAAAGCCTTTCGTAATTCATGCTCAATCTGTGATTCGCCTGTTATCTTATTAAGCCTTCGTTGTAGTCTTTCTTCTGATTTGGCTATATCTCGCTCTTCTTCATCCTCAATCAATAGTATCTTAGCGTCAATCAGTTCCTTTTGAAGCCTTAACTCTTCGTCTGCCGCTTTCTTATCTTCGTCCTTTTTTAATTTAGTCTCTGCTGATTCTGCCGCCCTGATCTGTGCGTTGATGGTGTTCAGCTCCCTTTGGAATTGTCGTTGAGTGTTGAGCCTTGTTGCGGTCTGTCTGTTTACCGCTGCAATTGCCTTGGCCTCTTTATCTAAATTTTCTTTGTTGGAACGGCTGAATGTATTCTCTAAAGTTTGAGCGTCTGCGCGTAGTTGTAGTACTTTGGTTTCCGCACTCAGCAGCCCGTCCTGTAATTTGATGGCCTCGTTAATAGCGTCCTTTCTTTCTTGCGCTCCGAACTGATCCTCTTGCCTTGCCTTCAATCTCAACTCTGCTATCTTACCCTCTAATTTTGAACGATCCACAAGTAAACTTCTTTCAAGTTTATCAGCATCTGCCCTCATGTCAGCAACCTTCGCGCCTTGCGCAACCTCTTCCTGTGTGACCTCAATAAATTCCTTTGTCGCTGCTATCGCTCCTTGTATGCTTTCGGTCATTCCATCAACTCCCAACGCTACCTTTGCTGTTGCGTCCAACGCTATCTTACCCGCTTGTCCGAAGTCTCCTTTGAATAACGCTTGCACCGCTTTGCCTAATTGTGGTACTAACTCAACAAGACCCTCAAAACGGTTTACAATGTTCTCTTTTATCAGCTGCCCGAAAGCCCTCAAAGATTCCTGTGGATTCTCAAAGGCTGATATTACTTTCTCACCAAAATCTGCCAACAGGTCACGAAGATTACCGACCACAACGCCTATTTGAGCCATGATGCGGGCGTACTTATTTTGCCCCTCTTCGCTATCCGTGAAGGCCGCTTTAACCGCTGCAATAGTTACCGCTATGCCCGCTAATAATAAGCCCAAAGGCGTGGCAATAAAAGCCACCGCTGCCTTGGTCATTCCTTTAATTCCTGATGCAAGGTTGGCCGCTGCACCTGTTGCCCCTCCCATTGAGGACGCTAACTCTTTGCCGCTATCGCTCGCACCTTTGAAACCTTTGTCTATCTCTTTGGTGGTTTTCTTCGTTGACTTACCGACCTTATCTACCTCTTTGTTAAGGTCTTTGAAATCGTCCGTTAGTGCCTCGGTTGACTTTTCAGCCTTACCCGTGTCAACATCTACCTTAAATGCTACTTTCTTTGTTGCCATTGCTTTTACCCTCTTATGTGGGCGTTTGTCCCGTCAGCGTATATGTCCATAGCATCATACTGGGTTGTTAATACTTGTGAGGATGTACCATCAATGAATCCCGTTGCGCCTGTTATGCTAACTGTGTTCACGCTGCTATCCGTTTTCTTCACGTTGATCCAAAAGTTATCGGTCATTGTCATTGTTATTGCAACCGCTCCGCCCGATGCATCAACCAATACCATCTCCCTATCGTTGGGCGTGTAGTCTATCGCTGTGCTTACTTCTGTCCAAGCCTTGGCAACTTTGCCGTCTATTATCGTGACATTGCTCTCGGTTACGCTTTGATTGCTTGAATTAATTATGTTGACATTGTGAACTCCCGCTGCTACGTGGTTATCGTCTCCTTGTATCATTATGTTGTAACTGGCCTCGCCTATTACGTTGCCGTTGCCGTGTACCATAAATTGTCGAACGTCTGCCGCGATTCTATTACCGATACCGATAGACCTACCTTGCGCCCTTGGGAATCGTTCGTGGCGTGTCGGGTAGGGTGCGTCAACCTCTACATCTGCCATTCTCATGGTTCCAACAGTGCCGACCGCTAACGTGTCAACATCTAAAGGTTCTTTGTCGAGTACCTTCAATAGCTCCACGGTTGTAAGCCCTTCGGAAAATGGGTTGTAATCGATAACCTTATTTAGCCTCCAGTAGCTGTTATCAACTACTATCTGATCCCTAAAATCTAAACGTGCAATGTCTAAAGGTTCAAGATAAAACTTGGCCGTCATTACTTTGCTATCCTTATCTGTAATCTCTAAGAATCCGCGCCTGTGATACCTATTGAACAGGTTGTCATTCGTTATTAATAGCTGACCTGTATTGGCGTTCTGCGAGTAGAATAGTTCATTAAGCACTCCAAAGTTTATATCTTGTGCGGGTGCAACGGGGTGTGTCAAGTGGCCTGCGTATGGGTAGGTGGAGTAGAACCGTCCACTACCCTGATCTGACAACCCGTAACCGTCATTGAATAGTCCCCAATTAGGTACTGAATCTATCAGGCCCGCATAGTACAAGATTCGCACGTTATGTTCCGCTGCCTGTGGGCCATCATCCACATTGCTATCCCATATCTTCGGTATGATTCTATTGCTAATCCCATCATTTACTAAAGGAGTAGGGCTAAATGTTACATCATGCTCCTTTTGGTTTTGCAGAAAGTCGTTGAAAACGTTAGCCTTCACATTTCCGTATGCTTTACCGTGACGGTCTTGGTAAAGATTGTTATAATAATCATTATCCTTCGCGTATGAGTAGAGGTATTCTTTGGCTGTAAGTAGTGCCATTGGCTCAACCTCGATAGGGCTGTCGTGGTCTATCTTCTTTGTCCAATCCTTAACTACTCCACCCTCATAAAAGTCATCCCGCGTTTCAATTATTAGATTGTTGTCGCTGTCCAAATCAGGCAACACGTACAAATTAAACATCTTGACGAGGTTTAGTAGTACATCCTTCATTTTAATATCAGGCAACATTGACCACATTACTATATTCTGGTCGGGGAATATGTCGGGCAATACGTTCAGTTCAATGGTTGTATTTGTCGTTTGAAATACATCGTTACCCTGAAACATGATAGACTGAACCGCTGACCCTATCTCTACTGTTGCATAAATGTACCACCCAACAGGACACCAAATGTTCAACGCTGAAAGGTTAATGGTTGTTGTGGCTGTTGCCCCTATTACCGCATCAGGTATTACCCAATCAAATTCTGTCTCTGCCATTATGTGGGTAAAGTTGATGCTAGACGGATCGTCTACCCTCCAAATTTTTATAGTCGAAGATGGTAGATTCTGCTCTATTGGTAGCGTGATTCGTGTTAGTTCATACTCAACCGTTACATCTACGTTGTACCAAGATGACTGTGAGGCCGCTTGAAATTGGTCTAATGTTTCATCCCATTGATTACCCACATCAAGAACATCGTCAAACTCCACATGCCTTATATCTGACGGTATGAATGTCAGTTGTTCTGTTCCGTTGGCCTGTGCTATTACGTGAGCCTCGTCTAAAGATTCCTGTGTAGCTGACCGCCCACTTCCATCATACGGAAGAATAAGACGTGAGAAAAACGCATGATCGAAAAACGTTGATGTGTAGGTGAATCCCGCGTGTTCAAAGATCTTATCTATCAACTCTTTTACGTAGATGGCGGGGCGAAACTCCATTACATGTTGAACGCCTGACTGATTCGGAACTGTGCCGCCTAATGGTGTGAGTGTTCCATAGTCTACCTCTATGCCGTAATCAATGTATGGGTACACATAGCCCTCTCCATAAGGTGTACCCCAACTACCCTCGATTGAATCCATATTGAAGATGTGGTCGTGGGTTGAATAATCTAAGTATGGCACTCGTTCACCGTCCACACTTTCAAAGCCGCCTATCTTCTTGCTGCCTAACTCCGCGAAGATGTTAACCAGTTCACCAATAAAGACCACTTTATATTTATAAGCCGACCGAACCCGTATTACCTTGCGCAGTTGTAAACTCCCTTTCATCACCGTGATGCCGTCAGCCATTACAATGGCCGTGGCTTTCTTGTTGGGGTTGAAGTTCACCTCAATGTTAACCGCTGTCGGGTCGTTGAGGTTGGTCATATTCACGTCATAGATATGCCCGAATAATTCATCATTCCTTGGGGTGCTTGGGCAAACTATTGTTTTCGTATAGGACGTGGTTCTCTTGTCAGGATGGCGAATGTCTGCTATCCCGAAATTAAAGGACATTCCCGTGCTTTCGGTTACGTCTAATTGCCTACCCTCTACTATTACCTCAACCACGTTGTCTCGTATTTATTTTTGAATACTCCAATGTGAAAGTGTATTGATTCAATTTATTATTTAGACTTGTTTGCTTAGTTATTCTACGGTCATCAATAACAACAGATACCAATTCGTTATTGATAACTTGGTACACTATCGGAGATGTAAATAGCTCTTCCATCCATACGCTTTGCTCGTCTGTTAAGTAGCCTGTGTTTACCTTTAATGTTTTGGTGTTCTGTACATCATACACCGTCTTACCCCGTGAGGCTTTGGTGTAGTCCCAAGATTGTGCATACTTTGTTCTTAACCCTTGCCTGAATGTGCTTTTATCGCTCTTGGTTTCCTCTTCGCTCATTAAATTGAGGTTGAACGATTCCATACCCCCCATTCTATTAAGCCACTGCAATCTGATAGGCGTATACTTGCCACATTCCCTATCTATGTTGATGGTCATCATTTGGCTTATATTGTTGGAAGACCCATCATTAAGTACTACCGTGTAGCTCTTTGCGCCCGCCAACAAAATAGACGGGTCCGCCGCTGAATAGTATGATGGGTTCAAGTGGTCAAAGTCGCTCGGCCCTATCATTAAGCGTAGATACCGCGAATCATAGTGGACATGCATCGAGGGGCTTTCTACGTTCGTGATGCTCTCAGAATTAATTTGAGACCCTTGCGCATTGTAGTCATCATATGTTACTATGTCGCACGCTTTCGGTGCGTTGATCATGCCACCGATAAAGTAAAGCCCCATACTGTCCCCTGTATTCACATCTCTTGTGAACAACCCACTCGTTAATGGTAATGTTGAACCTACGCCTGTGGTCATCAGGTAATCTGTATAGTCAAAATCTAACCAGTCATCTACATCAATGCCTCCATTCCACGCGCTTTTCGCGTCAGATAGCCATAGGTCATTTGGAATGTACACACCTTGCGCGTTTTTGTCTTGCGATGCGATTAACACATCGTACTCAAAATGGCTGCGACTGTTCTTTAAGAATCCGCTGTGTGTTGTTGTGGGTATCGACACGTCATGTCCTACCTTGGACTGAATGATTCTTTTAATGTCTATGTATGCCTGTTGGTCTGTTCCATAAGTGTTAACGGTTGGAAATACTATCTGTCTTGATATTATGTCACCGTTAATGTCCCTAACAACTACTATGTACCGCGTTGTCGGGGTGTGTAATGGTGTCTTAAAAACAAACACCATGTCGTTATAAGCTAACGAATACTGTTCAGGTTGTTTATAAACTATCATTCGTCAATTATTTTTTGTATATCATCTATCGTCTTGTCTAAATCCTTTTCGATAGCATCGGACACCGCGCCCTCCACATCACTTATCAAATCAGATTCAAATACATCTGTTGCAAAGTTGCTACCTATCGTACCTTCACGGCCTATCTTTCGGGCTATCGCAAACGCTATGCTTTCAGTTGATGTAAATGTATCTTCACGGCCAAAGGTTAATCTATCCCGAACGCTCGGCCATTGTAGCCAGTCAACTATCCTCTGTACGGGTGGCATACGTCCCGCCTTTCGGCCTTTATCCACCGCATCCCAATAGTCCAACATTAGAACCTCGGCAGACCATAAGCCTTGACGTGGCGAAGAAACCACCGTAGTAATTGATTCGCCTAACGCTCCACTTGCTACCTTACCGCGTGAAGTCAGGTTCTCTGACAACCTTGCAGCCATCAACTTCATGCCCCCTTCTAATGCTGCTTTTAAATCGAACGCCATCTATCCTAAGATAGCCGTTTCTTCGTTTCGTTTGCTTCTACCGTTCTCAACTCTTTGTAGAATGCTAATGTATTCAGGAACTCAACCGTACTCATGGATAAGAAGTACTCCCAAAGATCGCGTCTGCCGTTGGCTACGTTGTCAACCGCCCTCAACCAGTTGTATCTTCTTGCAAAGCTATCATGTCCTGTATCCTCTTCAACTCCCTCTCTATCGTCCGTAGGGAATAGTCCGCTGTATTCTTTTCTAATTCGTTGTAAGTCGATAAAAAAAAATCTGCTAATGGCTTAACAATGGTCATAGGTAAATTAAGAGCGTCCTGTTTTATCTGCTCATGTTCCATTGGTTTCTTGTCGCGTGTCCAAAATATGAACTTTGTCGGCTGCATTAGGACGGCCATAATGTCTGCAAAGTTTGCGGGTGCTTTCTTGTTGGTCAGGAAGTAATTGATGTCGATGTATTGACCCGCTGTCATCGTGTGCGCGTCCTTAGCTATCTTGTAACGTTTCCACCGCAAAGGAATACTCTTTGACACCTTGCCTTGAATTGGGTCTTTTAAGAATTGGAGCTGACCCATCAACCGCCCAAGGTCTGCCATTCTAACCATTCGCACGTCCTCAATATCAATATCTGCCATCAATGCAATGGTGGCAAGCACCCGCTCAGTATCTTCGCCCTCCATATCGTTAAGGTCAGAAAGGCCTATGTATTGTGATAGCGTTACCTGTGACCAGTCTTTAGGTAAGTGTATTGTCATAGCGTTCTCTTATGGTTGCGAATATCGTAATTTTTTATCACATACTCCCTTAATGCTTGGCCTTGGTCGTACATCTTCGCAGCTCCCATCTTTGACACCTTCGCAAATGCCTTGCGCCAGTTGTCCGTTTTGTAGATTCCTTCGTGGTCATCTATGTACGGGTGCATCCATGAGCAGATAATCGGAGTGGCTTTCATACCGCTTTCAATTATCTTCAAGTTGCTTTTCATCTTGTTAAAGGTGCTATCTGTTAGGGGTGCTATGCTGATGTCCATGTGGTCATAGAATAGGCCGTAGCTATGAACATCTAACATTGATAGTACCCGTATCTTCTTTGTTCCATTGCCTGACATGATGTAATTGTATGTGTTGAATACCTTATGTTCTGAAACCCCACACAATACCGCTTCAACATCGTTTGACCTCCACGCCCTTGCGGTTTCGTACAGGTCTTGCTCATGTGTTATTCCACCCACAAAACCGATACGAAAGTTATCTGACTTGGTAGGCTTCGGATGCCATTGTTCGTCTGTTGGGTCTAAGGCGTTCGGGTACACCTTAACATTCTTATTATGCTTGCGTATCTTAGTCGCTAACATCTTATGCGTTGTCCATACCTCGTCAGCGTGTTGGATTGCCTCAACTATCTTTGATGTGACACCATTGACCTTGTGGCCGTGGTAGCCTACGTGGTTCTGTGGAAGTACCCAATAATCATCAATATCTACTACTACCTTCGTGCCTCTGTGATTGAACTTTCTAATGATCTTTAACTGTTCGGGTTCGTACATGAATCGACTGAATATAACCACATCACAATCCACCTTATCCACCTTATCCAGTGGAATGGTGTTGTATAGAGTTAGATCGTGGTCGGTGTAACTCAAAGGGTTAATCAGTCTGTGATAGTTTACCCCTTGGCTTGTTGATTCTATTACCGCTACTTTCATCTGATGTTATATTTGCCTGTTGAGTTTACCTTGCCTGAGATTACGTACCTTATCGCATCCATTGCGTGATTGAAATTGTCAACGGGTTTCTTTGTTGTTTCGCCTGTCTTATCCTTCGCCCACACATAGCCGCGAAACTCTTTTATGATGTTTGTACTGCGCTTGGTAACGTGCAGCTTTAAAGTCTGCATCAGGTCAATACCTGACCGAATACTATCAGGGCCTTTAACGCATGGTCGAACGTTGCAACCTCTGCGCCTTAACTCCTCGATGGTCTTAGGGTCTGCGCTATCTGCTATCATTTCTGACCGCTTAACCGCGTGTACCCTTTCGCTGATGTCGTTTGATGTAAGGCCCGTTTCGTATGTGTGTTCATCTAAGTAAATCTCACCGTCTGACATTGCTACCTCTATGATAGCTGTCGGGTCTGCGCTAAATCCGAAGTCGATACCGTAGGCTGTCCACTTGCGGCCTGTTGGCATTGTGTCCACCTGTGTCCAATTGTCAAAGACAACGCCCTGTAATGAACCAACTTCGCCAAGCCCATACACCTTCCACCAATTAGCCCAATACGCGCCCTCTTTGAATTGTGCCGCCTCAATATCTTCTTTGATTGTTTGCGGTAGTGCCTCATTGTCTTTGTAGCTTAGTATAATTAGTTCAGCATCTGATTCGGGTAGTACTTCGTTATGCGCCCAAAATTGTGAGGTCGGATTGAAGTCTAAGTAAATGTCCTTACTGGTTCTGATTGCTAACTGATGGTAAGCGTCAAACGGTATATTATTCGCCTCATTGATGTATAGAATGTTGCGCCTTGCACCCCGCAACCGCCCCTCTTGGTCTGCGCTAAAGAACTCTATGTATGACCCATTGTGAAACGTGTATGTTAGTAGTGACCTATTCCAAAGGCTATCAGTAAACCGCTTAGTGTCTTGTAAGATCTTCAAACAGTCCTTCATTGCGCCCCTTCGCAAGTGTGGTATTGATTCGCTCACTACGCTTATCTCAAGCCGTGGGGTCTTTAGGGCTTTGTCAATCAGGATAGGTAGAATACCGTAGGTCTTACCCGCTGACGTTCCACCCTGTACAATCTTCTTTCGCTTGGTTAAAGCGAGTATCTTATTTATCGCTGTTGTCCGTAGGAACATCGGGGAATAGTGGTGGCGGAGAAATGTTCTCGACCTGTTGCTTGTCTTGTAGGTTGTTCAGCCTTTGGGTTATGCTTGGATTGTACACGCCCAACATACCACCAATGATCTGATTCTCGCGGATCTCTTCCCTTATCGCGCGACAGATAACCCTAAAGTCGTTATATAACTCCCCATCATTATCAAAGTAATGGCTAACATCTCCGTGGTTATTCCTACAATACCGTTTGAATCCTTCGAGCGTCATGGGTACTTTTAACGGGTCTGTAACTCGGCATCCATCCTTACCAACATACTGAACATTCAACCACTCTTTATTCTGTTCGGTCAGGTCTTTTTTGTACCCCTTCCAAGCCTTTGAAAGTTCTTTTACTGTCTTAAATATCCTTGTTGGGTGTGGCATCACTTCTTTGTCGTTCGTTTACGTCTCTTCTTTGGCTTTGTTCCCATAAATTCAGAATAGGCTTTCTTTGCTTTCGCCATTTCTCTATCCTTCATCTTTCTATATTCAGAAGATTCGCCTACATCGTTTCCTATGTATTCAGAATCTACCCCGTTCACATAGCCGTTAATGAATCCCGCCTTTTCGCATCGGTGGTTATAGGCCGAATCCCAAAGACCGTACTTTGAGAACTCATTGAACGGCCCTACTTTATCATACACCTTTCTACTCATTACCCATGTTCCGAACACGTTACCAACTTGCTCATTCAGATTGCCGTGTTTCTCTTTGGTCTTGCTTGCGTTGCCCCTCCAGTTGAAACCTACCAAACCTACCTTTGGATTTTCTCTGATTATCTTTATCGCTTCTGACAACCACGGCCTCGGTAGTTTAATATCGTTACCCGCTATCACAATGATGTCTCCTATCGCTACCTTCATTGCGTTGTTGAGTGCTTGAGCGTTGCCTATGTTCTCACCGTTGTCTATGAACTTATTCGCAAAGGTTAAGGCCCAACGTTTTATCCTCATGTCTGTGCTGCCGTTGTCCGTTATTATCGTTTGACGGATAGGATGGCCCGCTGATTGTCTGTTACCCGCTGTTACTTTTGGGGTAATTCCAAAGCGGTCAATGATGTTCATGATGTAGGTTACTGTCATTTTAGCCAGTCTTTTGATGTTGTTAATGATGCCCGCGCTTGTTGTGCTACCCAATATGGATCTATGTCCATTGTGTACAGTTGGTCGATTCTTTCAAAGATTGAATCTATATCTGTGTAGTGATACGTATGGAGGGAGTGGCGGTTGCTTATTGTAGGCCGTCCCATGTGTGCCATTTCCCGTGAAGATGTGTAACCTCCGAACGGGTTAAATTGTAGGGTCATTCTACATTCACGGTAGATGTCTTTCATCTCTTCCTCCGTGTGTGGATGGTAGCCTATTTCTACCTTTGATGGCCCGTATCTATTCACTACTTTCTCCAGTAGATCGTGCCTGTACTTCTCTCTGTTGTGGGTGTCGTTGGCTGATTGATAACAGTATATTTTCCCCCCTAATGGTTCGGGCTTGAAGTTGTCAAATGACCTGTAAGAGATGTTGTGAATCTCAATGGGTTGCATGGTCTTTAACGCCTTGGCCATTGTTTCATCTGCGATAATAGTACAGTCAATTTGTGGAGCGTTAACCATATCAGCACCCGCAAACATTGCCTTTTTTGGCCCTCGGTGTGCTTTCATCTTTTGGATGTCCACGTTTGAATATAACCCAACGAATAAAGCGGGCGCGGTTGGGTCTGTGTATTCTGCCAACTCCCAACGCTCTCTGAACCCCTTGTGAAAGTGGCTGATGCAATCGCTTATGTATGCTTGCTTAATACTCATTTGCTAAAATTACTTTCGCCATCTGTTGCACGCTATTACAGTTGCAATTCCACTCTACTGTCTGTCGGGGTGCGTACTTTCTCATAACCCTTTCAAGCTCGGCCCTTGTCTTTTGGTCAACCCGTCCAGCGAATTGGTTACGCGCCATCTTTTGTAGGATGGCTAAGTTATCTAATACAACCAGCTCCATAGTACTTGTCTTGTGATTAATAAAAAACCCATGAACGAGGCCCACTCTATCGGGCTGCATGGGTAAAGATAACACAAAGAAACGACACTGCCAAACCAAAAGGTAAGACAGAACGAGCAGTTGAACGGTTTTCGCATTTGAAAGTATAACCCCATCGAAGCCGCAAGCTCTGACAATCCTATGATGAAGAATATCAGTCCAACCGCTTGCATTTCTTTCTGATATGTTCCCTTACTTTCTTGATGGTGGCGTGTATGCTTGACAAAGGTATCCGCGTTTTTGATTCCAACGCTCTCATGTTACCCTCTTCTATGTAGGATTCCATCACGCCCCTGTCGTACCAATGGAGTTTTCGCATTTCTGCCTCGGTCGCCAGTACTAGCCTTTCATATTCTTCTTTTTCCTCTACCGTGTTTGTTGGCTCAACCCTTGTTATCTTGCGCCTATACTTCGCCATTATTCCGCGTGTTCCGTTCATGTTCCTGACGGTGGTCACACACCAAAACCTGAAATATGGTTCAATCTTTTTTAGTTCCTTGGCTGTCTTTTCTGATATTATTAGGCAAAGTTCAGCTCTACAATCCTCCCAATTACTACCCGCCTTTGTCTTGATGTAGCCGTTGAGCTTGTTGTCATTCAAAACATGGGACAGCATCTGTTCTTTCACCACGTTTGATCTATACAAATATCCGAACCCACATAGGCGGTCATCCAATCGCCTCTATCTAAGCAGAAGGATTCTACTGACCCGCTGCAATCGTTTCTTATCTCAATCCAATAACAGTTATTAATGCCATCGTTAGTAATACGGCCACACATACAGTCGGATGGTAGTTCGTCTTTGCTGCACCCTGCCATTGCCAGTATTACAATTAGTTTCTTCATCTAACTATCTGCCCTACCATATCGAGTATCATCATACCCATCAACAGGGTGGGGAATGCAAATATACAAACTATCCATTCAAATATGGTTTGTTCGCTTATCTCTTTGGTTGGGTCGGGTTTGTAGGTCATTCTTGCGCTAACTCAGTAGCTTCTTTAAGGTTTCCAAATATCTCAGGAATATCTACTCCTGTTGTTGCTATTACGGCATCTCCAAGTTCGTAATGAGCTGAGTAACCTGTCTTGGTTGGTTCGATGTGGATG